AGAGTGTACACAAGCTTTGAAGATTTTAATAACAACTTTTTGATTCCACTAGCACCTGAATGGGCATCACTACCTACAACAAATGGACAATCCTATTACTCAGGACAAACATCAAAGAGTGCATTAGCTCTATGGGAATACTACCAACAAGCACTGAAACAGTTTGGAGTGAACTAAGTGAATGACTATGACGAACAGCTGACAGGAGGTACGCTTCCAGAGTTAAGTGATGAGCACAGGTTACAACTTGAATCAGAACTTGAACAATATCAACAAGAATCAGCTGTACCGGAACCGGAACCACAAATCGCGGCACCTGAAGCTACGGCTCCAGTACAACCACAACCAGAAGTACAACCTAGTCCTGTACAAGAAGAGAAGAGGATCGGAGGACAAACAAGAGAGGAGGCACTAGCTGGTGCAACTCTCTTATCTCCAGAACTAACTGAACTGCAAACAGCAGCAGGTGCTGGTATTGCTGACTTTGCAGTCGATGCATTTAATCTAGTAACACGTCAGGAAGCACGTAAAATTCCTGAATTTGAAAGTCAAGTAGCACAAAGCGTTCGAGAACTAAGTTCTGTCGTTTTACCTACGATACTTTTGCAGGGTAAAGGATCTGCTGTACTTGCCTCAAAGGCAAAGAATGTCAAATTCTTAGCTGATCCTGCCGTCAAGTGGATGGGCAATACACTATTTTCAGCCGGAGTAGGTGCAGGCGTTGACTACACAGTCGAGCACAACGAAACAGACCACAATGCGACAGGAATGCTAAAGGCAGCGTGGCCTCGTACATTCGCCTGGATTCCAGATAATATCGCAACGTTAGATTCTGATAGTCCTGACGTAAAACGTATGAAGAACGTTACTGAAGGTGTTTATTTAGGATTTAGTACAGACTTTCTACAAGGTGCGGTTAAATGGGTTACCAGTAAAGTTGGAACTGCAAAATCATTAAGGCATATTCCTGAGAATGAGAAGGCAGCTAACTGGTTCAAAGAAAACGTAGAGATTAAAAACACACCTGAAGAAGTAATTGAAGCGTCAGCGGCTAAACGTGCCGGTGAGTTAGACGAAGTTGGTGGTTACAACCTAACAAAACAGGCTGATCCAAATGATCCTGTATTTGGTTACCACGATATGTATGACTATACCGAACAAGGTATTAGATCAGTAGATGATCTTGGTATTGTCGGTGCTTCAATCGATGCTGTACGTATTGATAAGAATCTGGACAGTGTCTACGGACGTGTCGGCAGTGTTATGTCGGAAGGTGCCATAAAGTTTGGACTAGAAGCATCTGGTAATCAAGAGATGATTATCAAAGGATTAGCAGAGGGTCTAAAGGATGCAGGTGAATACGGCTATAAAACTGCATCTGGTAAATACATCAGTCATGCAGATGTTGTGGAAACTGGCAACAAGCTAGCAAGTGACTTCTATGAAATGGATCTTGAGGAGCTACAGAGAACTATCTATCCTGGTTCCGTGTATCAAGGTAGAAATGTAGATACAAAGACACCTGAACTTACTAGCGAAGCTTATGCAGGAGTCATGGGTGCTATTAAAAGCTACATGGATGACTTTGTAAATATGGATGTGACTAGAGCACAAGCATATGTAGCAACGTCACTAGGTGGTCAAGTGTCTGACATGGCACAAGGTATGCGCCTTACTGAAGGCACAGCAGCCATTGATAGAGCACAAGAACAAATTCTAGACCGTCTTGAATTCTTGATGGCACAGAAGGGTATGACATCCTACGTACGTGGTAAGGCATTAAACCAGCTAAACCTCTGGAATAGGATGACTCTTAAGGGGTCTAAAGCATATGATCTTGCTGAAACTAAACGTCTTGAAAATTTAATCAAGAACGAAAAAAACGGCACTCTTAAAGCAATGGAAAAGATTAAGCAAGAGTCTAAACAGACAATTGATAATCTACGTGCTATCAGTCAAGAGCAGCCTGACATGCTAGCTCCATTAATGATGGGGTATGAGATGACTGATGGAAATATCAAGACTATTTCAGCACTTAATGAGTACGTAAAGCAATCTACTGGTGTTTTAAGTAAAGCATTTATTGATTTAAATCCTGAGATTCCTTCTGTTATCTTAAAAGGTTTCTATGCAAACCTATATAATGGGACACTTGGTGCCTTTGCTACACCTATTAAAGCAAGGATTTCTTCTACACATTTGCTAGTAGAAAGACCTTTGAGAATTATCGGTGGAGCTATGCTTCCTGGTGGAGACAGGCAGACAGTTCGACGTGGTATTTATCAATATAAGAATATGCAAGAAGCCGTCAGTAAATCGACGGAATATATGGGTCAAGTATTTCAGAGATCTGCAACTGATCCTCACGTAATCTCAACACGAGATGATCTTGGATTAAAGAACCAAGCACAGCTTGATCTACTGAATGCATTTGCAGGTGCAAAAGCAAAGCAAGGCGAATACGGTCCTCAAGCATTGATGCAGCAAGTTAGTGATATGAATGACTTAGCCAATCACCCATGGCTACGGTATGGGACACGCTCAATGCAAGCTACCGACGCCTTTACACAGTCAATGATTGCTACGGCAGAAGCACGGGCTAACGCATTTGATGTAGTAACAAATGGAGGCAAGTTACCATTAGACGAAGCCAAAGCAGATGAATTGGCAGCAGACTTCTACAAGAAGATGTTTAATGATAAAGGTATCCTTAACAACGATGCTGTACAGAAGATTGCTGGTGAGATTAATATGAACCTAGAAAATGCTGCTACGAGGATGCTTTCAGATGTTATTAATCGAGCACCAATCCTAAAACCATTTATGCTGTTTACTAAGACTCCACTTAATGAACTTGCATTATCACTCAGTTATAGACCATCAAATCCGATGCGTGTATTCCTGAAAGATACAAATGATTTTAAACGACCATTTGAAGAAGTTAGTGGACCTGAAGTAGAGCAGTTGCTATCTGCTAGGGGTATTGAAATTACACCTCAAAATGTGAGAGCTAAGTACAACGAGATTCAGGCAGATCTTAAGGGACGAAGAGCATTAGGAAACGTTGCAGTAACAGGTGCTGTCGGATTGTTTATGAATGATCGCCTAACGGGCAATGGTCATTACAACCGACAAGTACAAAAGACTCGCGATAAATTAAACATCCCCCGTCGTTCTATTCAAGATGATGATGGAAACTACATATCCTATGAAGGACTAGGACCACTTACAAACTGGTTAGCATTGACTGCAGACATCATGGATAACTACGATACGTTATCTGCTCATGAAGAAGGTGTACTTCTTAAGAAGATGTCGTTTGTAGTAGCAGCTTCGTTCACACAGAAGCAGATGACAGCCGGGTTACAACCATTCCTAGACGTAGTACGTGGTGATACAGGTGCAATTAATAGATGGACATCAAGTTTCCTAGGTTCAGCAACAATTAGAGGGTCTAGTCAGTTTGCAGAAATTGCACGTTTGATGGATCCAGGCCGAAAGGTTGTAGAAAATGAGTTCAGTGCGATGGTACAAAACCGTTTACCAGGCTTAAAATCAGCACTACCGGTTGAATACGACTATATCGATGGTGGTGAAGTTGGAGTACCAACTAACTTCTTTGCACGTGTATTTAATACATATACACCGTTTAAAATCAATGGCAAGGTAAGTCCAGAAAAACAATATTTATACGAAATTGAATATGATGCTACGCCAACACTACGTACTGATGGAGAAGGGAATCCGCTTCCAACAGAAATACAATCTGAAATCCTGAATGAAATGGGTAGGAGTGGCAAATTTAAGAAAGGTATTCAAAGAGTTATGAAAAGGTATCCTGCTAAGGAATTCCGTAGATTGTACAAAGAAGCAGAAAAAGCAGGGACAGATCCTGATACTTCCGAATTTGCAAGCGTTTACAATGCTTTGGATAGAGAACTTAGACTTGCAGTGGAAGTAGCTAAGTCTTCTTCTAAAGCATTAACAACTATTCAAAGAAAAGCACGGGTACAAGAGACTGTAGGTAAATTCCTGAAAGCAGGTATGGTAGAAGAAGCAAAAGAATATATGAATCAAATGGAGCAAAATTTCTCTTACTAATGGGCAATGGCAACTACACAAACTACATACACAGGAAATGGTTCAACAACGAACTATTCATTTACATTTGAATATATCAAGCAAGCTGATGTCAAGGTAACTCTTAACACAGCTGCTACAACTGCATTTACGTTTGCTAACGCTACAACGCTTGCATTTACGTCAGCACCAGCTAATGGTGTGGCTATTCGTATCTTCCGTGATACAGACATCAATACGTTAAATGCAACGTTCTTTCCCGGCTCTGCCATCAAAGCTGAGGATCTAAATAATAACTTCACTCAATCACACTTTGCAGTACAGGAAGCTGACTTTGATGTTGTTACAGCAAATACGACGGCTGGATCTGCTGTAACTACTGCCAACTCGGCTGTATCGACAGCTAACGGAGCTGTTACTACGGCTAACTCAGCTAATACTAAATCTGATGCTGCTGTTACCACTGCTAATAACGCTTCTGCTGCAGCTACTGGTGCTGTTGGAGCGTCAGTTAATGCGGTCAACAATTCTAATTCTGCTGTAGCTACGGCTAACACTGCATCT